GTGGTCAAAAATGCAATCGTGGGTTTCCTTATTTCTTCGCTCATTCTTAAAATACTAGTATATTTTTATTGCTCGATGAATCCGCCGGCCAAAAATAAGGCATGTCTGGACCTACTTCGCCGAATATCGGAGCATAGTATTCTGGCATTTTCCGGAGAAGGTTTGATTTATGACTGTCGTGAAGACGCTCATCTCCAATCCATGGAGGGAGAATCTCCATGCTTGGTTTAACTAACAATGAAATTTTTTCTAGGCATGTATCTTTGTAGCCCATTGCCAGCCATGCTTTGCATACCTCAACCCCGTAAGCGGACAATGCCGGCTCAAACCCAACCCACATCTTTACAGCTGGGTGACTTTTCCACCCATAATCTGGGTCCAATAAGCTCTTCAAAATCTGAAGAGTCTCGACGCGTTGTTTACCTAACCTCCTGTAGTCCAATACTGATGCCGACTCACGAAAGCTTGAATATGGTAAAAATGTTTGCATGAATCCATAGTACCCTTTACCCATGAATACGGCAATGGATTTTTATGGAAATAAATAAAAAAAGCGCTCCGCAAAATACAGTAATTGACATAATTAGAAAAGGTCAATGGGGTGATGTTGTCTACCTTCATAAGCTCTCGTGCGGGCACATGGAACCACGCAAGCGGCCAGCCAAGACCGAGAAAATAGCGTGCTCAATGTGCGTTATGGCATCAACATTTACAAAAATGTCTGCAGAGTTTGTCAGGACCGGCGTTGGGTACGAGGGCTACGAAGACATAGAAATAAAAGAAAATCAATCCGAAATTGCATTATCTTCTCTTCAGGATGAAGTTTCGAGAATGACTGTATACATCGCCAAGAAACTAAAAGTATCCGCAGACGACATCACTATTTACATCGAGGAGTCTGATGATGGGTCGAATATAAGTGGTGGCTCAATCTTCCTAGATAGAGACTCTTTATTTAAAATTTTAGAAGAAAATTAATCTTCGTCGTTCACAGGAGAGCTTTTTCTGTTTTTCTTTCCAACCGGACCACGCAGGTCATGAGTTCTCTGCGGATGTCCTGTTGGGAGCCGGTTTCGTTTTTTTCCAGCCTTAGTACCGGCAACAGTTTCTGTTTCTTTTGTTACTGGATTGATTCTGGTTCTGCCTGATGATTTTGAGTTGTTATTTGCCACAAGTGAATAATAACCCAATGCAGGTAGCGCTGGTTACTACTTTCCCTTTTTGCACCTATGCGCATATTCTGCGCCCCACTGGCAAGGGTCCCATGGGCCCCACCCGGATACCCTCCAGAGCAACAGGCCGGCCCTAAGGTTTGTTTCTGCGTCAAGAAGTGGTTTCTGGTTACAAATGCTCATCTCGTTGCACAGTAGCGCCCACTGATTCCTGCTTTTGTCATAATTCACTCCATTAATCTGGAGCAAACCACTGTCAGAGGGATGCGACATTGTTGCCATCTTGATGATATTGCAGTCACTATCAACAACTGAGCCGCCTATGCGATTAGGACAGCCGCCTGATTCACGTAAAACGATTTTTTTAAGCCTAGGAATCTGCTTTGCCGGCCAGCCCACGCTTAACGCCATTTTCTCAAGCCAGGAAACATCTCCGTGGCTGAACTTTATTGTTTCAAGACTGTTGATTTCGTTAATTTTGTCATGCTGAATCAGCCTTGCAGATTCACTGCTAATAACCGCTACTGGAGCTTTTGCCTCCATTGCGCCTACTGCAGAAAGACCCACCTGGGCAACCATTATAAAAAAAATAGCGTAAATACCAGTTTTGATGTTCAATTAAGACTCCTTGTTTAGGTGTATGGGATAGCGAGCAGGTTCGACCCTTGGGGACCTAGCTCAGTTTAAAAAAAACCTTTCGTGTATCCATACATCAATTATAGCCCTTTTGTCTTATGTTGCACAATTTTGTTGTAGTTTTGAGAAAATTAAAACCTTACAGGCAAAGGGTTTGAATTTGATTGCGTAAAAATGTATATCAATTCACAGATTTTGCTATGAATTCTAAAAAAATCAACCATTGCTAGCAGCAAGAAACTGATTGGTTTTTTCTACTTGCCTATGCTTTGCATATAAAGGACTTCTCGCAGCATATTCAAGATTGAGCGTCTTGTACGACCCGCCAACCGACTGCATTAATACGCCAGCACAACCTGTTTCTTCACATGTCTCCCTAGAAAGTTCCTCATATTTTTCAAGAATTGCCCACATGGTGTCCCTCTGTTCTGGGGTCGTGTAATTACTCGGTGCCATGTGGTAGCGAAGCCCACCGAACTTCTGCTTGATTTGAAGGATGGTGTATTTTGCGTCAACCGCATTTAGTTCTTTATCGCAATCAATGATGAGTTGATACCAGCCCTCATCAACCTCTATGGCAGAACGATAGGGAGGTTTTATCTTTTCGACAAGCTGCTGGACCTTGGTAAAGGTGTTGTCCATATTAACGTTTTACCCTATCCTGAATAACTTTTACTCCACGCTTTGACCTCTCTCGCTGCCTCTGCCTGTGCGAAAGGCCGCCCCATATGCCTTGTACATTCATGAATGTAAGTGAGAAATCTAGGCACTCATTTTTTGAAGAACATGATTCGCAAATCTGCACAGCTTTTTTGTTGTTTGACTTTTCTTCTCCGTTTGCGCTCTTCTCCGGAAACCACCAGTCGGTAGGCATGCCCCGGCATGCACCACTGAACCGTGGAACCTCGGTGTTTGCGCTCAGCAAATCAATATCGTGTACTGTTGTCATTTTGCAACCCTTTCGCTAGACCCAAGACGAATTATTTTTTCAATCTTATTCCTTATTTTTGACATTTGGTCCCATAGCTCATAGAAATTCTCCACATCATGTTGCGTTACAACAATCAAGTTGTTTTCGAGTTTTGGGGAAGTTTTGTAAACTTCGTCTGCCAAAACAGCGTGCTGTGCGCGCATTTTGATTATTTCATCCTTGGTTTTATCATCAACTTCTATATCTTTGATGTTTTTTATGACTGTCCAAAAATTCATTCTGGTTTTGGATGGCCTGTTGCGCATAGGCCCAACTATTTCACATTTTTTAAAAAATGTCAAATGTTTAAGACACGAATTTTGTTTTAAATTTAGCTCTAAATTTCAGTTGGGGTTGGCGTGGTGATTGAGTACTTTTGGTGACGTAGGGACTCTGCTGCATATTCTGGGTTCAGCGTCTTGCGCCATCCACCAATTGACTTCATAAGAACACCAGGGCCACCAGTGGCGCTACACGTCTTGAATGAAATACCTTCATATTTGGAGATTATATTGTTGATTTTCTCCAGAGTATCTTTGTCGTCCATATTCGATGGTTTTATGTAGTAGCGAAGGCCGCCAAACTTTTCTTTAACTTGGTATATCTGATAGTTTGGGTCCACTTCGGTCAGCTCTTTGTCGCAATCTATGACCAGACGATACCAACCTTCGTCAACATCTATTGATTTCCAGTATTCGGGAACTATTTTTTTCTTAAGTTCCTCTATCTGCAGTTGTATCTCATTCATTTGGATACTTTCCGATTAATTTGTCCAATTCATCATTGCTCAGAAACTTCTCAACCACCTCAACGGCAGCAATATTTTTGTGCATTATGCACCGCTCTGATTCTCCGAACATATCCAAAACCGTCTTGATTGTTACGTTGAGGTTTTTCATATTTTCATCCTAATCACATAATGACGCAATTTAGTGGGCCCGGTGGGGATTGAACCCACGACCAAGGGATTATGAGTCCCCTGCTCTGACCACTGAGCTACAGGCCCGGCATTCAGTTGAGTTTTGCTATTTCCTCTTCAAGAATTGCAATTTCTTTAGCGTCATTGGCTATCTCTTTTTCGAGCGCAGCAATTTCTTTTGTAAGAGCATCAATTTTGTTGCTTAATTCTTTTTCACTGATTGGCTTACTAGTCTTGTTCTTGGGGTTCATTCTTACCCTTTGATTAGTTCCACGGATTGTTCCATTCATCAGTATCTAATTCTACTGCGTCCGTGTCGGCATCATTGGTCTTGTCATCTTCTACCTCTTGCCAGTAAGAGACAACATCCTGCTCACTTATGGATGTGCGTTCAACCTGAATGATTTTTTTGAATAACTTTTTCATTTGTTCCCTTTTTATGCGACAGGAATTAATATTGCTTTCAAAGAACCTACTTTACTGGACACGCCCCTGTTGCGCAATCATCAAGAGATAGCTCATCCCCAAAAGCTGCTTGTTGCAATGGGGCGGAGAAATCAATTTTTGAAATCAGCTTCTCATAAACTTCCTTTGCAACCTCCTCGTATGGTGGAAGTGGGAAATTATGGTCGGCGTGAAGCAGGAAGGATACCGACTTGACACCTTTGTCATAGTTCTTTGACAGCCATTCCTTAATGAGTTCAAGTTCTTCCTTGCGGTAATAGACAGTCACAGACACGGCATTGTCGGCCCAGACTGTTTGCATCTTTTTGACCCATTCGAGCTGCTCTACCGCAGTCATCGCAGATGCAAGGATTGCGTTCTCGGGAGATTTGCACGGAAACTCAACCACATATCGTGTGTGGTCTTCTCGTCCATCAATCCCAATATCCCAGACAACCTTGTAACCACGCTTGCGACATGCTTCAACTAGCGGGTCGGACGAACCAAAACGAACTCGTCGGATGTAGTGACTTGCAAATGCTGGGTGAATACCAGGAGTAACGCCAGGAAGCAACGACAGCGTCCCCGATGGTTGTACGGTCGTCAGACGGACAGACTCAGGGAAATCATGCTGAAATGAATAGACTGCGTCCACGGACCGCAGGTAGTTGTACCCACCAGACAGCCAGCCAATCTGCTCTTCGGAACACTGAAGGACTCCAGTAATACTCTGTCCGAGTCGTGCGTTTTTTGTAACCATGGCTACGGTTTTTTCGTATGGATAGTTCATCCGAGTGATGTGCTTCTGGGTCATATAGAGAAGCTTTGATACGGAATGAAGCTGTTCTTCGGATTCGATGTTTGGGAGAAAAATTGTTGAGAGGTTGCATGACTCCCCATCGGCTAATGCGATTTCGGCACATGGATTGAAACCCTCAATTGTTGGGTCGGGGCGCTTTTCACCCAACCGGCCATACTGGCGCGCGAGCTTGCGGTTAACGAGACCGTATGGTTCTCCGGTTCCGTCGTAACCCTTCCACAGCTCTGGCATGATTTCATCATAAGCATCGGCATAGATGCTGTTATTTGAATTTGCGCGCCATGCTGGGACACTTCCGGACGCCCAGTTTTTTGCACGAATGAAAAGCACATCATCTGGGTCACCAATAGCAATCTGTGCGGAGCGACGTGACGAACCCGAAACAACAACTCGGCCAATGATATTGCAAATGTCAAGCACATCAATTGAGCGAAGCTTCTTGCCTTCACGATTCTGCATTACCTTGCTGATGTCGGTAATTCCATCAATGAGTGCCCCAGGCCCTGATGCCGTGCCGCCGAATGTCTTGAGTGGTGCGCCAAACTCACGAATCAAAATTGTCGAATACGAAAATGATTTACCAGTGTCAAAATATGACTTCAAAACTGCGTGCAGAAGGCGTTTCCAGCCCTGACGAGAGTCTGGAACAATGATGTCTGCATCATTTGAGCGTTCGTGCGTAATGGATACGCCGGCTTTAACCTTTGGCAAGTCGTGAATCTTGGAGCGTTCTACCGAAAATCCGACTCCACCGCCGAGCATCAAATACTCAAAAAGAAGTTCAAAGTCTTCGATTTTTTCAATGTTGGTGAAGTAGCAATTATTCAGGGATGAACCACTGAACTTCTTAACCAGCGGGGTGCCAAGCTGCCAAAGGGCACGGCCCGAAAAAGAACAACGAAGATTGAACATGTGGTCAAACAGTTCTTCTGCTTCTTCTTTTGTGTATGGAACACCAATTTCAATTGCCCCATCAATAACTCGGGTGATTGTTTCTGGCCAAGTTTCGTTTCGCCCGAGTTCTTCAATCCTGCGGCTGTAGGTTCGTAGGTAAACGACCTCGCCGAGCCCACCAAAACCCCATGGTGGTGTCTTGGTTTTATAAGACGATAGAAATTCTTCGGAAAAAATTGACATTAGGTGCCCCTCTGTTGTTAGGGGAACGATAGTACACCTATAAGCGGCAAATCAAACGTTAATTTATAAAACGATTCCAAGTTCTTTGGCACGTTCAACCGTGACATACGAACCCTTTTTTGCGAGAATTACTCGTGCAGTTGTGAATGGGGTGATTCTTCTATTTTCGTAAATTGTTTCTTCGACTAGTATTTTTTGAATATCCCTTAAAGACTCAATGACTTCTGTCGCAAATGCGATTTGAACTTTTTCGTGAGTTTCGGGAGAACAATCACCGGTTGGGTGACCGCAAACAATACAGGCAGACCTATCTGCTCTTATGATTTGTATTCCGTCAGCGGTCTGGTCGGTATTTGAAAAAATACTAAAGCTTGATGAATAAAAGGAGTCGCTCACATATAGATACTACCATCGTTATTCGGGAGAGCTAAAAATCACTAGGCGGAAAACGGCGGCCACACCCAAATCAATGTCAGATAGATTAATCCGGGGTTTCCGGACCACCCCAAAATTCGGGGCCTACCCAAAAATCGGAACTAGCCATACGGCGTACCCATATAGAGAAAAAGGAATGTCCTCCGCAAAAATTTTTTCTAGGACCTCTATTTCAGATAAATCTATTTGAAATAGGTTGATGCCTGCTATATATTAGGGCTATGACAAATCAGTACTGGCTAGCTACCTACCCGGACCTAATCGAGGGAATCGAGCAGGATGGAATAACAGAGTTCAACGAAGATAACGGCAAGTACTTCTTGACGATGTTCGGAAACGAATATGACGCAGCTGTGATGGTCGCTGTTTTTGATGGCAAACGATTGGTCGGATTTGAGGAAGCGGACATCAACGGACGCAAATACCAAGTACCGGCATATGTGACGTTCACAGAAGCCATATGTATTGAAGTAAATGTCAACAAGATTGTTGAAGAAGGTATCGCAACTATCACTGAAACAGAAATGTTCGATGTACCTGCATACGTGATTACAACAGACTCCCCCCTAATAAAAGCAGAGAACATCATCAACAAGTCAATCGTCTCAATTAAAGATAAGCGCATTCCTGGTCTAACTGAAAAGTTCATCAAATGAACCGCGCAAAATTCATTGATGTAGTCCTATTGGCCGCAGCCATTTTAGGAATTATTATTGCCGGCATGAAGCTAACCCGGACACCAAAGCTGCTTTCATCATCAGATAAATCTATGTGGGAATAGCGGCTCCAAATACTGTCGTATTGCTCCCCACGCCCTGTGGCGTTTCTCAAAAAGTTCGAGCGATAGTTGCTATTTAGAGATAAATAAAAGCACCTTGCTACCTGTCACCTTGCTTGCCTTGTCACCTTGTCACCTTGTCACTTGCTAACCCCTTGCCTTGTGTCTCACCTTGTTGCTTGTCTCTCTAATCGCTTGTCACCTTGTCGCTTGACTTGTCTCTATATATAGGTATCTAGTGCCATAAATACCCCTTGTGATATATCAAAAGAATTTCTATAAATAACTTGACAATATCCCAACTATGCCCTATAGTTTTATTTGTGAGGCACACGCCCCACCTAAACAAAGGAATTATATGAGAGACATCAGCACAGTATCCACAAAAGAAATCCAAAAAGACCTAGATTTTATTTCTGAACAATGGGGCGTATTCTCAACTGAAGCCGATATGCGTCAAGCACTTGTTTCCACCATCACAAAAAGATTGGTTTGGGGCGCAAGCAAGTAATTCAGTAGCCAACTAAGAGCCACCTAGCACCCCTCGCTAGGTGGCTCTTTTTTATTTGCCCCTACGCCTTGCGCCTTGTGCCTTGCCTTGTGCCTTGCCTAGTGCCTCGCCCTATGCCTTGCCTTGTGTCTCGCCCTATGCCTTGTGCCTTGTTTCGTGCTACGGGCTACCTATCTACGCTTGACAGACAATGCTTGACTTTATCCCACCTATGCCCTAAGGTGTAATCATAAGCAACCAACAAGGAGATACACAATGAGAAGGAAACTAGCAATAGCAATAGCGATAGTGATAGGAGTGAGTTTATATTCGTTCTCTAGAGAGAGTGGATACACTTGCTCTAGTAGCCCTGTATTGGTATCACAAGGTGACACGATTACAAGTATCGTACACGCTCATTGTGAAGGCAATACACGCCGAGCCATAGACGATACCTATGAGATATATGGCAGTCTCATTATCCCAAGTCAGCAGATATACCTACCAAGTAGCAAGTAGTGGTAGGTGGAGAGAGTGTCATAGGTGGCACTCTCTCCAAACTGCTTACGGGTGAGAGATTCGATACTACTGAGTGTTGTGGCAGTAGTGAAATCTTGACGGCAGGCGTACCACCCAGAACGCCTGCCGTCGCTTAGTTGTCACTGTGAAGCGCCACACGAAGCATCAGCAAGGAGAAAGGAAATGAAAACCTTGCCGATAAGGTCAGATTAGCAAAGAGCTGCAGTTTGTCGTGGAAGTACTAGACGAAGAACCTAGTAGAGAAGCCATTGGCAAGTAGTCCGAATACGAGAGCGCTGTAGTAGTCATCTGAGGCAAGCCACATGACCTCATCATCCGGTTGGCTGTATGGAAGTTTCAACGCCGTATGAAAGAGCAGTGGATACATACTCTCTTCGTTGCGAACGAGCATTCGACCAGGTACGAAGACCTCCTCATGCCAGATGACCTTTCTTGGAACATCGTAGGAGTATCCCTTACTGACGAATGAGACTTCGTCATTTGCCACATGGGTGACTGTTAGACACTCGTTTACTGCCCTGTTGCCTATAGCGAACTCTTTGGCAAGGTCCTTGTCATAGGTGTCTATTGGATTAGAACTGACATAGCCTTCAGCAACCATTGAGATGGCATCTAGCCCCCAACCCAGTCTAAGTATGGCTACTGCTGACGAGACAGCCATAAAGCGCTCATATGGCGTCTGACGCTGTACTACATCGGTCATCTGTGAAACAACGCTTAGAGAGCCTCCACACCAGCCATAAAGGACCTGATTTATGTCCTCGCCTATGCCTCCTTCGGCTACCATCTCGTTTTTAGCCTCTACAGCGGTGGCCAATACCATGGCCAATTTCATCATCCTGCTGTCGTAGTTGTTATCCACAAACCAATGCTAGAGCTTGAAAGCCGGCACGGGTGGCACTTCCCCTACAGAGTGATATCACTTGACTAGTATTTGCTACATGACACAGAAAAAGAAAACACCAAACAAGAAGGCAGCAACTGCAAAGAAGGCTGCTCCGAAGAAGAAGCCTATTCAAAAGAAGATTGCAGAAATCCCGCAGCCAACACAGCAAGACGTAAAAGAGTTTCAGGTTGTTGTTGAAGAGCTCAAGGATGTTCGAGATGCAATTGTAAAGACTTCGTTCTTTGGCAAACTCACAAAGTGGTTTAGAAGCTAACTTGCGTTAGCCATTTCGTGTGCTCCCAGAAAGGGAGCTACACGCATACCAAAAGACGAGAGACGCCACTTAGTTGTCCCTGCTTTGTCTATTTGCTCAAACAGCCCACGGGATGTTAGTTCGATTAGTAAAGTCGCCAACTCGTTTGTATCATCAAACATGACAGAGTTGTGCATCAGCACATCATCAATAGAGAACGCACTCATGCGTCGTTGTTTAAAAATCAATCCACAGTAAACACACATACGCATCTTCTTGTTCTTGTATATTTCGTCAGCAGCGCTCGTCTCATCAGTCCAACGAGTCATAATCCCATTCACCCTTCTTTAATCCGGTACGATACTTCAGTTCGCTTGCCCTCATGTTGGACGCTTTTGCTTCAAGATGCTTCTTCCGGTATGTCTCGCCAATAGCGACCAGTGCATACTTACCCCAATCAGTGATTTTGTATAAACAGATTGCATCGACTATACGACTTTCAATAAACTCATTCTTTTCCAATGTCTTCATCGTCCTGTCTAGGTCGATAAACCGCTCACGACGATTCAATTGAAAACGACGATAATCGTCACGGGTGAACCATTCGTGCTTCATCCCAGATTTCATTTTTGCATAGCAAAGAACCACATACGCTTTGCTACCGTGCTTCATGACGTTGTTTGGATTTTTGTTTTTGTTCATAGTGCCCTCGGTTGGATTTGAACCAACGTGTCACCAACTACGGTTTCTACACCTTATAAGAGTGGGCCGATACGAGGGCTGAATGAGTAGCCATCCGTACATCGTTCCCACTAATGTCAGATGACTACTCAATCCTTAGTTGCTTATCTTGTTCTTGGAATTCTTCAATGAATTAAGCTCAACGGAGAACAGTTTGACAAATTCATCTGAGTAACGGTGCTGAAGCACTAAGGCTGCTCGACGACGTGCCTCTTGTCGCAAGCGATTCTGCTGTTTCTGGATTTCAACTCGACATTGCTTTTCCTCCAAAGACAATGGCTTTCGGCCACGCTTCACTGTTCCCTGAACGACATTCTCGTATTCACTCATGATTTTCCCTCTTTCGGATGTTTCTTGTCCCATCAATATAAATGCTCACGGGTAATAAATCAACCCCAAAACAATGTTGACAAAATAAAATCTGACCTGTACAGTTCCATCAACCCAATAAAACAGAGCTACATAGAAAAGGAAACATATGGCATCAAGGACTCATGGCAACAAGGTAGTGAAAGAGCTGTTCAGGCAACTGGCAGCACTCGGCTTTGTAATTGAACACAAAGGAAGCACTGGATACAAAATCACACCACCACCGAGTATCCATGGACCCGTGTACTACACGCATGGAACACCACAGGCAGTAAAGCCAATCCTCAATCAGTTCCGCAAAATCTATGGAGTAGCACTTCATGACCCGGCGAAACCACCAAAAAGCAAGGTGAAACAATGAGCAATGCAGACATTCCATCAAAGAAATTCAACTTTTCAAATGATTTGGCTTACGGGCATATGGGTGAGTCTGTAATTAAGGACTTTCTTGAATCTCTTGAGCAAGGCGACTTTGAAGTCAAGACAGACAGGTTTAGGAATGGCAACATGGCAGTTGAGCTATACCAGAACCCACGAAGGCAGCTGGACCAAGACCAGAATCAGGTTTGGGTTCCAAGCGGACTGAATATCACAACAGCGAAATGGTGGGTCTATCAGTTCACTCTGGGCGAATCGTTTATTGTCGTCTCGGTTGAGCGTCTTCGCAGGTTTATCAATATGAACAGCCATGACTTCAATGAAAACACATTTACTCCATTTGCACCCAAAAGCGATAATCCGGCTATGGGCTTCATACTGAAACCACATCACATAATCGAAATGATGATTAGCCCAAAGTACGACGAGTTGCCGGGGGGATGACATGTCAGTGGTTGATACCAAGCAATACGACAATCATGTTTGCGACGAATGCCATCAACCAATCCTGCTGTTTATGCCAGAGAACTACATAGAAGAGGGATACAAGCAAATCATTGGTGGAATGTGCTTTGATGCCGGCGGAGCCTATTCGGAGTTCAATGACACATCTCAGTCGTGGTTGGTGTCCACATGGGTTGACGGGTACATATCCCTGTGTCATGACTGCACTGCTCGTTTGTGGTCAGTGCTACCTAGGGCCATGACCAAGTTTGGAAAGCCGCTACATTTTTCGACTGACCCAGAGAACGCAATGCCTTGTTGTAAATGGGGGTGGACTTGGCGTATGGTTGATGGAGTTAGGAAGCTGTTTTGCGCAGGACAAGATGGTCTTGAATGGGAACAAGTAGAAGATTCAGGAAGCCACGAATGAGCATCATAAGCAATCAAGAATAGGACTATGGGTACTCGCAGTACTAAGATTTCAAAATGCAACAAGGGACGATTGGATACTATGCCTGAGAACATTGCGACGAAGACATTCACAATCGAAGTAAACAGGTTTAATAGCGACATCCTCACATCAATCTATTCAACAGAAGAGCTAATATCCATGTTGTTGCAAAAGGGCGGAATGATGAGTGTCTCGGTGGTTAAGGAAAATGAATAAAGCTGTTTCGATATACAAGAATGTCATTACGGGCTCGATACCTCCTACTCCGATATCACTCGATGTTGATGCTGAGCTTTTTACTGATTGCGACGAGACGCTTCTTAGCATTGCCGACACAATTGGTCAACCTGTTGCGTACCAACAGGAACAAAAAGGTTCTCTTGTCCAGAACATATTCCCAATACAGAAAACCGAGACAATGCAAATATCAAGCAGTTCAAAGGTTGAGCTTGGTTTGCATACAGAGACAGCATTCCATCCATACAAGCCAGACATTGTTGCTCTACTATGTGTTCGTGGAGACCCTACGGGCATAACAACTATCGCTGAAGTAAGGGATGTGGTTTCTAAGCTAGATAGTTACTTGATTGATGAGCTGTGTAAGCCGAACTTCACCACATCATTGGACCCAAGCTTCATGCTTGAAGGACAACAGGATGCCACTATACCCATATCTGTTTTGCGCAATCACAATGATGAGTGGCACCTAACATACGACGAAACTCTCGTGATAGGAAAAACGAAGGAAGCAAATCACGCATTACTCCATCTCAAGGTAGCTATACGAGATTCGATTGTTGATTACATACTTGAAACGGGTGACCTGATGCTCATAAACAACAACACGGCCGTACATGGTAGGAAACCTTTTATTGCTAGGTATGACGGAACAGACAGATGGCTTAAGCGCGTTCTCATAAGAACCAGCAGTACTCCTTCAAATCAAATTGAAGGCAATGTCATTACAACTAAATTTTATTAGTCAGTGAACCTCTTACCGCACTTCATGCACCTCTGCATCCACGGGTAAACTTTTCTATCTTGAGGTAAATGTTGGCATCCCGTAGTACCTGCAGCTTTGTTGCATACATCCCTAACAAACTCAGCCAAGGAAACCCCAAGCTCTGCTGCTGCTGACTTCCATCTTTCATGGTCTTCGTCTGTAGCCCTAATTAAAACTTGTTTGTTTGCTGGTAGACCAGGTTTTGCGCCGGTGTTTGCCTTACGGGTGAGTTCTGTGACACCCATGACATCATCAACAGCTGCTCGAATATTGTCTTGAACCTCTTCGGCACTGTCTTTGGATGATTCATTTTTGTTCATAGATAACAAAACTACCTCATGGACATCTAGTTCTGGCAGTTCTTTGTGTTTATTTATTCCCTTGAACCTGTTGCTGAATCCCAGGAGACCCTTGCCTATTGATATTTCAAATTCTTTTACTTTTTCCTTTGATGTCCTATATTTCCCCTCGGTCGATAGCGACTTCCTCGCCGCCCCCTCCGTTGGATACGGTTTCCGCAACATCGATTACCTCTCCATCTTCTATTTCTGATTCACCAAGTATTGAATTAATTACGTCTGATGGAAGCACGCCGCTTCTTCCCATTATCTCCAAAAGCTTACGGGCTTCTGATTCTGGAGAGAACTGACTAATAGAACTTACATCTATTGCGCCGGAAAGGGTTGACCTAACATTGACCTGCGAATTAACATCCATCTGCACATTAACATTTGTCTGCTCCATACCGAGCAACTTTGAACGCCTATCCATTATAGACAGAACTTGCTGGATGGCTTTTAAGTCTGGCTCTGCTGTCACCTCAGTGCCATCATCCATTTCCAACTTTCTATGCTGAGTCATGGGCCATATTGCCGACTGAAGAGAGTCAAGTCTTTCAAGCTCCATTCTCAAAAGCTCTGGATAAGCAAAGAGTGCTTCTGAGTTGAGCTTTTCAAGCTGTCTTCTAATCGCAGTTCCTACAGCTCTGCTTGACATACCAAACCTACGGGCTATCTCACCATGGGTTACACCGGCTTGTCTTAGCTTGAATATGCGCAAGTCCCTTTCAGCAAGGAACTCCCTAGTTAAACCGCCTTCGCCTTTTGACACTTAGCCAACTTTCATATATTCAAGAACTTCAAATGGGAAAATCTTCCCACGCCTCATTTTAGTAGGCCACGGGCGCTCATCGCGGCCACCCCTAAAGTGTCTCACATCGTAGACATATCCCTCCATTGAGGTTGGGTCTGGTTGTAACGAAATGCCGAACTCCGGCCAACGAGACCAGACTGCAGAGCCGAATGGGCGTAACTCACGGGTTGTAAGGCTTGAACCAAGAGGGGCGTGGTGTTCGAGCCATAAGGCGCATCCAAACTGGTCACGAATGTAGTCAAGAAAACGAGCCACCTCTACTGCAACAGCTTCGCTTGTCCTGTTTCCTGAATCAATAAATGACTTATACAAAGGACCAAGAACAAGTAGGTCTGGTTTAGTCTTCTCAACAGTCTCCTCAACTAGGAGCCTGTCAGAGACGCTAAGCAAATCGATACCAGCCGGCTTGATAAGAAGATGGGCTTCAACTTGCTGAATCCGGTTTCCATTCATCAATTGCGTACGGGCTATTGCGGCATTCATGATGCTACGGGATGTTCGGCGGATGATTCGCTCAGGGTTCTCTAGGTCAATAGTCAATGTCCTAATTGGTGGCATTGATTGATATGTAAAAGGATTAACTCCAGAGGCAGAAAGTATCGCAACCTGCCTAGCAAGCATTGTCTTTCCAACGCCCTCAGCTGCAACAACTATCACGCGCTCCTTACGCTCCAAGAGTCCTGGAATAACCCAATCAAATTCGTCGTTGTCTGATTCGGAGATAAAGTTTTCCCAGTTAACCAAACGACCAGTATCGGTGCGCTCACTGATTGTCATCGATGTAAGAGCAATGCTTGCCCTGTTCAACTTCTGAGAGTCGCTCAGGTTCTCGGAATCAAAAATATCGTTAATCTTTACAAGGATTGAATCCATCTGAGATGGTTCTTCTTGCGGTTCCTCTACGGGTGACTCCTCGTAATCGGAGAGGGGGATGAAATCATCAAAAGACTTACCGGCAGCAAAGTGGTCGTATGCATCTTTGCCTGAAGCCGAAAGCCATACACCTCCCGTACACCTCGCCTCATCCAGCTTTGAGCGAACAATCATGGCAAAGGACTTGCCGACATCATCGTTATCAGAAATAATTTCGACATGGGCTCCAGCTAGAGCTTTTGTAAAACTGTCTTCCCATTTGTTATTGCCTGCTCCCCCGGGTCCTGTGGTGGCGATTATTCCCAGCTCGATAAGAGCATCAGCATCTTTTTCGCCTTCAACAACCCAAATGGGCTCATTGTTTTTTACTCCCTCAATGACTGCGGGCAGATTGTAGAGAATCTTGTCTATTCCGGAGAGAGAGTAAATCCAATCTCCACTTTTTTCTGGGTTTGGCCGGCGCTGCAAGAAAGACTTGCTCCCATCTTCACGCAAAAACCGTTGCTTCTCGTATGCAAGATTGCCATTTGAATCAATGTATTTGTAAGTCTTTACAAGACGTTGCTTTGGTTTGTTGTTCTTGTCAAATGTTGCAGACGGGGGGAAGAGGTCTTTCTGGGTTATGCCAATAGCTTCGCATATCTCTGATGCACTACAGGGCTTGCCCCTATGGCAATACACGACAACTTTTCCATTGTCATCTTTGACAGAAAGGGACGGGTTGCTGTCATCATTCCTGCACGGGCATCGAGCTTGCCACTGTCCATCACCACCACGAACGCCTTGAAGCTTGCTTAAGAAGTTTGAAACTGTAAGTGAGGCGGCGTAGGTCATTATGTACTCATCAATTGTTGTAGTCGGACCGTCTCATCATATCGTCGTGTTTTTAAATTCATCTTCTGCCTAAGGAATTTTCGCTGACTCTCTGTCATACCTCCCCATATCCCAAATGGCTCCCACTCCATTGCATATGTGAGACATTCCATTTGTATGGGGCATTTAGCACAAACGCTTTTTGCGTTGTTTATCTTTTCCAGCTCACATCTAGTTAATGGCGACCCCGGGAAAAACCAATCTGTCGGACAAGAAGTACAAGCTCCACCTTTTGGGAAGTCTGGAGGGCCATCAAGATTCAATGTTCCGTATCTACCATTGAACTGTTGGTTTTCTTTCTCATCTATTGTCATGAACGCAAAGAGTATTACTTACTAAACCTCAAGTCAAGTGCCTTCCATGTTGACCACAAGAATTTCCTAATTGACGCTCTGGTTCTATCTTCTCGGCTCACGGGTTGCACTATTTCCTGAATTGCCAAATCTAAAGCTCTACCGGATATGTATGCAACCTTGTAAATTGCATCTTGCCACTCATCACTGTTCTTGACTTTTTCCCAAGCGTACGGGTCAAACCTGTTGTATTTGCTAATCATTTCGTCATCGACATTTGAACGAGAACCCATTATCTCCATGTGCCAGCCAGTTGCTTTCTCTATTGCGAACAACAGCTCTATTATTCCACGGTCGCCATCTGAATCCTTCAGATTTTTAGCCATACGATTAAATTTTCGCTCAGTAATCATCTGGCAATAGACATCCAGCATGTTGGAATAGTCTGTTGCTTCAGCAATAAATGGGTTATTTTCCATGTCAGTAAAAGATGAATCTTCAATCATCTCCTGTATTGCGTCTAGATAGTCAGACTCAGCTGCGATTGGGTCAATGTCTGCGTAGTCCTCAGAGTCTTCATCCATTGGTTCCCAATCTTCCATTTCTATGTACCAAGCAATGCTCTTTGCACTGCCAACTTCTTTTTTGTTGCAGAAGAATTTTCATCCATGCTAGCGATTGCAAGTTCTTCTGGGCTAGTGAATCTATAGTGGTCTAAGTATTCACAAATAGCATTATATACCGACCAAGCGTTGTAACCATATCCGGCAGCATTTCTCTCGTTTTTATAAATAGAGTTAATTGCATCTTCTATAGAGTTCCGGTGTTCTCTTTGTCTCTTTGTTTCTGATTTTGTTCGAGGTGCAATTATTTTTAACACTGCATCCGAGATAGATGACACGGG